AGGCAGGCACGGCTCGTTATGGCGGGGCTTGGTAGCGACCGGTTTGGCTCGGCAAGGCAAGGCAGGCATGGCACGGCACGGCGAGGCGAGGACTGGATGGGCATGGTCTGGCGTGGGTAGGCAGGGATGGATAGGCGCTGATCGGCGCGGGCAGGCTCGGCTTGGGAAGGTGTGGTTTAGCACGGCAGGCTAGGCGGGGAACGGCGCGGAGCGTTTGGGTTGGGATCGGCACGATTTGGATTGGCAGGCTAGGCTAGGCTTGGTTTGGTAAGTTACGGTATGGCAAGGCCCGATTTGGCAGGGTACGGCAGGCGAGGCACGGACTGGAAGGTCTGAGCTAGGCAAGGTAAGGCAGGCATTGTTTAAACAAAGGAGTTTTTATGAAAGTAGAAAAGAAGTTTCTTGAAAAATTGGCAAATCAAAACAACGGCATTCTTTTGGTTGATGACGTGATTGAGGCGGCAAAGGATAAATCTTGTGTGTTGCATCACCATTTTGAATGGGATGACACAGAGGCCGCAAAATCATTTCGCAGAGAACAAGCACGAAGCTTGATACGCAGATGCAAAATTACTTTGGTTGAGCATCCTTCTGCGGAGATCAGGGTGTTTACAAGCTTGCCGTCAGACAGGGAGACCGGCGGCGGGTACAGATTGACATCCACCGTTTTAAACAACGAGCAAATGAGGATGGAGCTTATCCATGACATAGAGTTAACAATTACACGTTGGCGCACCAAACTGTATTTGCTTGACGCAAAAACCGCAGAGATATTGCTTGATTTGGAAAATTCTATTCAATCACAAACAAAATCTTTGCAAGAAAATCAACACATAGCATAAGGGGACATCATGCAATTCACAGGATTGATCGGTATCGCGTGTTTTGTTGCGTGGCTTACGCACATCTTCACATGTTTCTCACATGCGATGTGGGGGTTCTTGGTCGCCGGTGCAATCTTCTTTCCCATAGGAATATTGCATGGTTTTTATCTTTGGTTCAGCTAAGGAGTTGCCATGTGGGATGTACTTGTTACTGTAATTTTGATGGGCTTTGGCGCATTCATGGTAGTGGTTGTTGGCGCAGTGTTTATTGCGGCAATTTACTTTTTACAGAATGGGGGCAAGGATGATTGAACCGACCACACCAGAAGAGGACGATGCGTTCAACGACATTGAGCGCATCAGCAAAGTCAGACAAGAAATCATCAGGCGGCAGATGGAACCCGCCAAGACCCAGCAAGAGGTCTACGATGAGTTGCGCAACGACATCCTTGAGCAAGTGGCGCAGGACATTGAGAAGCTCAAGGGCTTTGGTCAGGACACCATCAGCAGTTTTGCAATCTACATCAGGAGAATGAAGAAATGAGCTTCAGAACCACAACCATTAAATACATCAAGGACGTGTTGAGGCTTAGGACTATTAACGAAGTCATTGCCACTGAACTGCGTGAAGCACACTTGCGCAAGTTGGAAGCTGAGACTGCGGCGGAGTATGCGAATGCGGCTATTCAATACAACGAACAACGCATCGCACGGTTGACCGCACGGCTGATGGAGCATACGGAAGAAGGGGACTACACATGACACATGATGAAATCACTGAGATGGCTAAAGAAGCGCATCGAAAACTTGTTACTGAAGTTTATGTTGGTCATATGGGTCAACTTGATCCTTGGACTATTGAGCTATTAAAAATTTTTGCCAAACTTGTAGCCGCCAAGGAAAGAGAAGAATGTGCAAAGGAGTGTGAACATACTGCCCAAGAATCAGACTCATTTACAGAAAGTATTTTGAGAGCTACGGCTACCCAAATTAGAGCCAGAGGAGAGCAAGCATGAGACAAAGTTACATCTGCACCAAATGCAAACGCCATATTTTGACCATCATTGCACGATGCCCACACTGCGGAGGTGACCCGCTATGACACAAGAAGAACCGAAAGAGGGCAAATTGTTTGAAAGCGTTGAACAACTAAGCAAAATCGCACAAGACTTGGTTAGACGAAAGACAGAGCAAAAGCCTCTAAAGTGGTGTTCACAATGCGGTCATAAATGCCCATTGCCACCACAGCACACATGGGTAGGACTGACGGATGAGGAGATTGATGTAATTGATGAAGCCACATGGGATGAAGACCACAAGTCGTGGGGTATACATGATTTTGCCCGAGCCATCGAAGCCAAGTTGAAGGAGAAGAACGGTGCTTGATCGACTCATACTTGGCGTGGTGCTGTCCGTGGTTGGTTGGAATGGTTTGTTTCCTGAACCTCCTCCACCGTTGACGTTGAAACAAAAAGCCAAAGAGCGACAACTCAGCGAAATCTGTTTAAGGAAGAAAAAGCAAAGCGATACTGTGAAACATATATGCAAACAATGGAAGGGGCAGCAAGGTGATTGAAACGCTAAAAAAATTTTTTAGAAAGCGCCGTGACATTGTCGAACAAGGTTTTGTCTGGCGATGCACCAAATGCAATTTAATTTTCTTAACCAGAACCGCAGGGGAGACACATGACTGCCGTGAACGCATTTGATTGGAAAGCCTACACCGACGAGGAACACGCCAGACGCGGTGATCCATTCAAGGACATTAAACGCAACGCTGTGATCAGCGCCAATGTCACCGAAGGCATCCACAAGATTCGCGAGAAAAAACCCACGCATGGCACGATCTTTGGCATCACTGAGAAACGACTTAGCCTCAGAGCGCCAGACATGATTCCTACCAAGGGCTTTCAACCTGGTAACAGATTTGGCAAGGGCGGCATGCGTACCAACGCAGGGCGCAAATTGCCACCGATTGACGAGCGCCGCGCGGTGGCGCTGTTCAACGAAGGGTTGACCAAGAAAGAGATTGCCGATAGATTTGACGTGCCGTACAAATCAATGTTGACGTTTTTCAAGAAAAAGGGGTTGATAAATGCCAAACTTTGAATTGTGGAGCCAAGCCAACTTGGCCAAGTTCGCTGCCGAAGCCTACGCCAAGATGCAAGAGCAACAAGAACGCATTGAGCAATTGCAAAACGAATTGAAAGACGCCATCAAGGCATACAGGGAGTTGAATAAATGAATTACGCTGACTACGAAACCCAACGCGCAATCCTGATCCAGTACCTACACGTGATGATCGCCAGATGCGATTGGCACGGCGTGGCCGACGTGGCCATGGACTTGCGTGAACTTGAAGCAGAAAATAAATGATCACCACCATACTGGTGCTGTTCGTCGGTGCCGTCATTGGCGTCGGCGGCGTCGTCTTGCTGTTGTATTTATTCGCCGATTAGGTGTAGCGGCGGGTGCCTTGGCGGTCAATGATGAGCGCCATTTTTCGCGCGGCTACGTCGTCCGTGTTGGGGATGCTGATGTGCGTCCAACCCAACTCCAGTATCAACTGGTCATACTTAATATCCGACTTGTGGATGGCCTTGACCACTTCTGCTGGCGTCATGCCAGGCACACGAAAGTCTGCGGCGCACCCACGCAGATGTTGGCTCACAGATGTGCTGCCCACTGCTTGGTTCACTTCAGGTGACCTGTACCCACTGTCGATGATGATGGGTTTGCCCAGTAAGCTACGCACGTCTTCCAAGAACTCTGCCAGTCTTTGCAGATTGTTGATCTGCACGGTATTGGGTGTGTTGTCAAACTCCCGATGACTGGTGAAAGTCAGTTCTTCAAGAGTGAAGTGCGGCGTCAGGTTCATGGTCTGGCCACGCCTTGAATCTTTTCAACGGTGCGTAAGCCACCAAGGCCAAGCAAGCCGATCAACACAGGCATCATTTCAGACAGATCGGCGGGGCTTAACGCAAAGGGCACTTGGTGGTACATGGCCAAGGCTTTGGCCATCGGTAGGCCAATCCAGTTCCATGCACACGCCGCGCCGCACACCCAACCAATGAATGGACGCCAGCCGGATACGAACACCGAAGGGTTTGCGGCTTCGGCCTTGTTGATTTCCATTTGGCCAGTGATCACCGCCAATTCGCCAGACTGTTGGAGTTTGAACAATTCCAACTTTGCCGCCGCAGCTTGCGCGGGGTCTGGCCAAAGTCGGTCAATGACTTTGTTGCCGATGCCAAGCATGATGGTGACGGGATCCATTTATAACCCTAAGAGCTTTTTGACAAACTCACCGGCAACGCCTGGGCCAAACAATACAGCTACGATGACGGCGTAGATCAAGTATTCAATCTTGGTCATGCGCTTGTCGCCGTCTTTGAGCGACTTGTCTATGCTTTCGTAACGCTGGGCGCATATGGCTTCATGCACTGCGAAATTTTTTTCTAGATCATTCATGGTTTCTCAACTATGGGCGCTGGCTCAGTAGGCGCTGGTTGCTCTGCTGGTTGTGCTTCAGCAAGTGCCTTAGCCTCTGCTTGAGCGTCTGCAAGTGCTTGAGCCTCTGCTTGCTGTGCCGCTACTGCCGCATCATGGATTGCTTGTTCTTCAGGTGTGTACTCAACGATTGAGGTCACGCCTGTCTCTACATTTACAACGATTCTGTGTGTCATTTTTTATCCTTCATACATGATATTTACGCTTCCGGCATCGAATGTGTCAGCAGGGCTTCCTGTTGCGCTTCCAATAATCCGCAATTGATCTAAAGTTCCCGCAAGCGAAATAGACCCCGCCCCAAAAAGCATTTGCGCGGCGTGAGATGATGCCATGATAGATGTTGCAACCCATGTGTTTGTTGCTGAGTTCAATAAGGTTAAAGTTGTTGTTCCGTGAGCCACAACTGCCGCCCCTGATGGGTTGGAAATTAAAAACCCCGTAGTTGCGGCAGATGCCAAAGCGCCAGAAGTAAAGTATCCTGTTGACCCAAGATAACCTGAAGTTGTTACAGAACCAGAGCCAATTTGAATTTGGTAGTTTCCTGAACCGTTTGTACTGACACCGCTAAACAGCACAGTGATCCGCTTCACCCATAAGGGGATGTTTGTAAATGAAATGCTTGTACCTGATGTGCTGGCAACAGCAGTGCTAGAGGTAATCCCCAGTACCGCACCATTGTTGATCGTGACGCTTGCTGAACCATCAATGACTGTTGCCATGATTAACCCTCATATATGATATTTACGCTTCCGGCATCGAATGTGTCAGTGCCGCCTACTGTGGTTAAACGGATCATATCTAATACTCCCGCCAAACTGACTGTGCCGCCACCACTACCCATGCGGACATTTGTTGTATCCGTTACTTGTGCGGAACACACCCAAGTATTTCCTGTGAGCGATACAAGCGTTACCAATCCTGACCATGTTTGAGTACCACCGCCTCCACCTGAGTTATTAAATGCAAATCCCGTGGTTAATGAATTAGCGTATGTGATATTGCCTGTTACAAATATGCCAGCCGATGCCGCATACCCACTGGTTGTAGGTGACCCGCCAGTGCCAAGTTGAACTTGCATGACTTGCGTTCCACTCACGCTTACGCCGCTAAGAGCCACCGTGATTCGTTCCACCCAGCTTGGTATAGAACTAAAAGTAATTGATGTCCCGCTGGTAGAAGCAACAGCAGTAGCCCTCACAATCCTCTGCAACTGCGCCCTAGACGCATTGCTGTCAGTCCCAAAGAATTGACCGTTGTATTCAATCTGCCCTGCGGCTGGTGTGCCAATCAGCGTGTCAGAAGTTAAAACAAGTATTGACATGGTTATCCTTCGTACAGAATGTTAATAGTGCCAGCGTCAAAGGTGTTCGTTCCACCAACTGTAGTGATGCGTACTCGATCGAGTGGCCCGGGCGATAGCGTCTTTGAACCAGCGGTTTGATTTGGTTGCCCCGAAGCATCAAGAGAAACAACGCCACTTGCCACCCATGTAGCCCCGCTTTGCAATGTCAGAGTGATTGCGCCTGAGTAGCTACTTGCGGCGGCAGGGAGATAGATCAAGGCAAATCCTGCTGAACTGTTTACTTCGCCACCACGGTTTCCAGAACCGCCAACATAGCCAGTTGTTTCAATGCCGCCAGAATCACCAATCTGAATTAGGTACGAAGATGTGCCACTGGTCGAAACACTGTTCAGCATCACCGTCACTCGCTTACACCACGCTGGCAAGCCAGTGAAATCAATAGAAGTGCCTGATGTGGATGCAACAGCCGTTCCCAGTGTGTTGACAGCACTTGTCGCAGTGGCGGCTTGAAGTGTCAGCGTATTTGTACCAGCAACAGCAGGCGCTGATACTGTAATGGCTCCGCTGGTATCACCAGCCAGACTAAGAGATGACATATTTTTCCTTTACAAAACAACCCAGCGTGAGCCAGAAGGGACAGTGACTGTGACCGTTGTCGTGATCGCGCCGCTGATTGCGGTTTGCGATGGGCTGACAACATAAGTGCCGATGCCGCCAGTGCCAGAAGCAAACGCGCTGATTGTAGTGCCTGCGGTCACATTGGTGCCTGAAATCTCACTACCAACATACAGCGCGCCACTGGTTGCAGAGTCCACACTCAAGATCGTGCCTGAGATCACGCCGTTGCCTTCAAAGCCGCCAGCGATGGTGATAGGGCCTGTGGACATGGCGTTCTTGCCAGCACTAACGCTGTAGGACACGGTGACCGTTTGATCATTCTCATAAAAGATTGCGTTGCCGCCTGCGCCTGATGCGCCGCCACCCAGCGGGCCCCAAGCCGATGCGCCATAGCCTTCAAAGGTGCCCAAGGTGGTGTTGTAGCGCACCATGCCAGTGACCGCTGTGGGGCGCTGAGGCGTGGTGCCTACGTTGAGCTTGGCGGCTCCCGTGCTGGTGAAGTTGACCTGGCCAGAGAAGGTGACCGTACCCGTGGCCGACAGCGTGGTGAACGCGCCGGTGTTGGGCGTGATGTTGCCAATGGGTGGGGGCGACGCCAAAGAGCCAGAGTCCAAGGGGATAGAGATGTTGTCTACGGTGTAGAGCAACACGTCGTCAGCGTCCCTGACCACAAACTTGTAGCTGGTGGTGTTGATCAACCAAATGTTGGCTTGGCCATACGAGTCCAAGATGATTGGATTGGGGTTGGCTGTATTGGCGGTGTAGTCTGTGTACGTAGCGATGGGTGTTGAAGTACCCGCTGCGTAGGTGTAGATTTTGCCGCCGACAAGAGGCAAGCCATCCGTTCCGAAAATCTGTTGTTTGGGGGAGGGGGTTAAGCCAGCCATTGGGTTACCTCAAGTTTGTTATTCACGATTGAAGCCTTTAATTTCAACTTTAAAAGGTTCATCATTCAAAGCGTTCTTGTTTTCATTGCCCGCTAGTTTATTGCGATTAGCCGCGCGCGTTTTTGGGCCTTGAGCACCAGAAGACGTTGGGCGTGGGTTGCGTAGATTATCTTCCAGTGTTGTCAGCAGGTCGAGCATCTGATCGCGCTTGACGCCAGCATCAAACTTGGTTTGCTCGTTGGCCGCGCGTTGGGCAATCTCATCAAACATGGCGGCTTTTTGACGAGCCTTGGCGTATGCTTGTGCAACCCACTCACGATCCATCATCTTCTGAGCAATGGCTTTGTCGTCCAGTTTGTTGTAGCCAGGGCCCAAATCTTTAATGTCAACGGTTGCTTTTTCCCATGCAACCTTTTCCGCTGCGGTCAAATCAAACATTTTGCCTGCGGTGACTTTTTTGGCCGCTTCATCAAGCGACGACAGATTTCGGAATGTCTCAGGTGTTGCACCCTTAACACCTTGGCTGGCCTCACGCATACGGCCTGTGATGGGGTCAATATCAAGAATAACCTCACCGCCCGCAGGCTTGCGGGCAGCAGCTTCAGCAGCCGCCTGTTGAGCCTCAGTTTGCTGGCCCAAGGTGCGGGACATACCCGCGCGCCTAGCATCTTCAGCACGTAACGCGTTGATGGTGCTTTGCGCGCTGGGTGCGGGCAACTGAGGTTGTGTAGTCTGTACGCCTGTTCTGACTTCAGGCCCTGGGCGGGTCATTATGAAGTTGGGGCGGCTGAACGCTTGCGCGGCGGTGATCGGTGAACCGTCTTTGGTGTAGCCGACAATCTCATTGGGTTGCACCAGCGCGTTGCGCGGGTCAAACGGCACCACGGCTTGGCTTTGTGGAATAGGCGCGGCGGCTGCCGCAAGCTGATTGGTAGGGATGCGGTAGTCTTGCAGTTTCAAACCCGCTTGATACTTAGGCGACGCCATGCGTTTGGCAGCCAACGCGCCACCAAACTCACCCAAACCACCACCTAGCAAACCACCCACAATTGATCCGGTCAAACCAAACTGTGAACCAACCAAAGCGCCGCCGCCACCTGCCAAGCCAGAACGGCTAAGGCGAGGCAAATCATAAAACTTGGATGCTGCTGTGGTGGTGAACACATCAGGAAAGTTGCCTGCAATCTTGCCAAGCGCCGCGATGTCGCCGGTCAACGCGTTGTCTTTGGCAGTGATGCGGGCCAGCTTAGACACATCCACCATGCCGGTGTTAAAGTCAGTCGCGCCTTCGTACACGTATGTACGCGCCATTTTTTGGCGCGCGTCACGGAACTGATCCAACAGCTTAGGGTTGGTAATGTTGGACTCAATCATTGATTCCAACTGATTGGCGATGGCCAAGTTGGCGTCAGCAACAGCAATCTGCTTAGGTGTGGCGTTTTGATTGTTGTAGATTTTCTTGGCGTCTGCCCGAAGGTTCCGCACGTTGTCAAGAAGTTCAGCGCCGGTCAACCCTGCTTGTGTTTTGGTTACCGCGTCATCAACCAGTTTGTTTACTTTTTTGGCAACACCTTCGCCACCAATCAATTTGTCGTTCTTGCGTAAGTCGTTTAAACCTTTGACAGTTGTTTCATTGGCCACCATGGTTGGCAACTTGCGTACTTCATCGTATGGCTTGGCCAAATTGGCGCGCGCGGTACTGTACGCTTCGCTGGTCAACGATGTGGTGGGGGCAAGCCCCAATTCATTTTTTGCGATTTCGGTAACGCGAGGTTTGTTGGCCAACGCCAAAGCTTCAGGGCCGCGAGGGCCAGCGGCGGCGGATAAGAACCGCGTCGAAACAGAAGGGTCAATGTCTGCTGGGTTAAGTGCAATTTTCAACCGTTGAGCTTCAGCCGCCGCGTCCAACTGAGGTGCCTTGGTGTAAGACTCGGCTGACATGCGTTCGCGCTTGGCTTGAATTTGTTTTTCAAACGGCATTTGAACGCCGATTTTTGTTTGCTCAACGATTGGTGTCGCAGCTTGTTTAACTGCTGTAGCTACTGGCGGCACAACTTTTGGCGCGGCCAATGTGGCTGTTGCAAGATAACTTTCAACGTCTGCCTGTGGTAAACCTGTTTTTTCAGAAATCCACTTGGCACCTTTTTGAAAGTTCTGGCCAATAAACTCTATGATTTGACGACCAGCTTCTTGTCGGTACTCAGGCGTTTCAGCAACGCCAAATGCTTTGCCAAACGGTTTATCAACAGCGCCCGCAATATTTTGTGCAATGGCTTGAGCTTCTTCAGGTGAGCGGCCTACCCGCGCAAATGGGTACGCAAGATACTGCACTACGCCTGGGATAACATTACCTACGGTCACGTCGGCCAAAGATGCGGCAGAACGACCAAACTGTGTCAACGCGCTTGGTGGTTGACGTGGGCCTGGCATTCCTGTTGACTGCGGCGCAACGGCATATTGCTCAAACGGGTTTGCTTGCGGTGCGGCAAATTCGGCAAAAGGGTTAGCGGCCATTTACTTGCCTCCTCTGGCACGGTTTGCGGCACCAGCTCCAAATATCGCGTCAAATTCCGCGTCCGTTCCTTTGCCCGCTTTAAGCGCGTCGACCGCTGCTTGAGGTATGACTGTAGCCTCAGGCGCGGCGGCAGGGCGGTTTTGACCAGGTATTTGGTCTGCCGCACTGGTGGCGTATTTTTTAAGCGCGGGGCTCTCAAACAAAGATTTACTGCCTGGGCCAGCAAACCATGCATCTTCAGCGCCTTCAAGTGTTTTATTCTTTTCTCGCCATTTAGCGTAAAAGGCGCGTTGTTCAATGTCGCGTTGAAATTGGGCTTTAGCCACGTTAAGCACAAAACGGTTGGCTTCTTTGGTATTACCCAACTGAGCGCCGGTGGCTGTAATGCGTTGGGCGTCAGATTCGGTTTGCGGGCCTTTTTGCTCCAGTTGGCGTTGCAACACTGCCGCGCTGGCGCTGGCCAAGAATGTTTGCGCGTTTGTTGCAAAGTCTTCTGCTTTTTCAACGCCAAGAGCGCCCAATACCCTGGCGCCTGCGGCTACGGCCTCTGTTCCAAATCCGGTGTCAAAACCTTTGTCTAGGGTAACAAGATTGCTTTCGATAGCGGGCAACGACTTTGCGGCGATTCGTGCGCTGTCATTTACAACTTTAAATTCGTCAACCAAAAATTTGCCGTACTCGACTTTTTCAGCTTTTTCTTGCGGCCCATAAGTCACCGATGTTTTAGGTGTTGAAATAGCTTTAAATTCGGCAAACGTGCCTTTGAAGTTACCGCCCGCAGGTGTTTTTGCAAACTCGTAATTTCGCACAAGGTCAGTTGGGGTAAGCGGCTTTTCTTTGGCTGTAAATATTGGTTTACCTTCAACAACAATAGACGAACCTGGTGCCACAATTTGTGGCTTAATAGCTTCTTCATATTGCTTGGTGAGAAACGCAATGTGCTCTTTAGCTTTGGCGCTATATGGAAACCGTGTTCGCAAGTCGTTAATTTCTTCCAATATTTGATTTGCTCTTGACGGCGCGGCAAGCGCGTTAGTTGGCGCTGGTGCGACAGGCGCTGGTGCAAGTGCGTTGGTTTGTTTTGCGTTTTGTTGAGCAACCCAAGACCTAAAATCTAAGTCAGTTGTTTTGTCTTGTGACCATGCTTTGTAGCTGTCATCGTCTAATCCAAAAGTGGTTTGAGCTCCAACAGCTGGAGGTAATTGAGTAGCCTGAATTGGTTGCGGTGCGGTGCGGTTTGTGAACGACTTGTCTTGCTGATACGCCAAGATTGTTTGGTTTGCATCGAACAAATTTTTGCCCGCTTCTCGGACTTTTGGGTTTGGGTGCCGCAACATTTGCATGGCCGCATCCATAGGGTCGTCAGTAGCTGCGCCGTTTTGCTTGGCTGCGTTCATAACTTGGGTTACGTAGTCTTGCGCTTCTTGCGCTTCTCGGATTGACATCCGAGCTTGACCCAACTGCGCTTGCGCCAATTCATTTTGAGTGCCCGCAGCTCTTCTTTGATCTTGAGCAGCCAAAATGTTTTGCACTTGGCCGTATTGCGCCAGTGGGTCAGGCAATTGAAGTTGCTGAACGCCAAGGGAAATTCTAGGGTCAATAGGCATGTTTTATTCCTTAACCGATAGGATTGTTAACTACCGGCGATCTATTTTGTTGCAACGCATTTACTATATTTTGACCTTGCTGATAGTTCAAGTATGTATTCAAACCACCTGTCAAAGCGTTTGCAGTGCCAACATACCCCGATGCTCTGGCCGCAGCCGCGCTGCCTATATTGCTGCCAACATTTGACGCCATCTGCTGACCTTGTTGGCCTATTTGTTGAGCAGTGGTTTGACCCATGCCTGTCAATGACTGTAAAGGTTGTAAGCGAGCGGTGCGCTCGGCCTGATAGCGATTAAACGCGTTCATGTATTCTTGGCTACCCATTTCTTGGCCAAACCGTTGTAACGCTTTACCCGTACCGCCAGACAACAAGCCACCACGGGCCGCAGCAGAGCGTTCCAAGGCTTTCTGGCCTTCGCTTAAGCGAAACGCGTAACCTGGATCGGCTTGAAACTTATCCATAGTAAACGGCTGGTATTTTGACGCTTCAACCAATTCTGGCAATGCGTTAACACCTACGTCGTAAAACGGTTTTTGTCTTGCAACGTCTTCTTGGTATTGCCGGTATTGCAATTCCGAAGCGCGATCCATTGCGCCAGCTTGCTTGTCCGCAGCTTTGCCTGCTACATACCCGCTGTATATGGTGCTACCTACAACTGCTGTTGCTACCCATGACATATCAAACTCCTTGCGCCGGTATTTGCGGCAATGCGTCAACAGATGCAATCAACCCCAAATCGTCATACGATGGGGCGATAACTTCATGTTCAATTTTATCTAGCTCAGTTTCAGACTCAAACTCAGTCAAATGAACGGTCGTCCATATTGTGTCTTCTAACGCGCGAACCACACGTTTCAAGCCAACCTCTGATATAAACGTGCAAGGCGCTTTTAAATGTTTTTCGCCAAATTCGGTGTATACGATAACTTCACCTTGCGTGATGAAATTGAGGTGCTGGTGCCGGTGTATTTTTCCAATTACTATTGACCCTTTAGGGAGCTTTATTTCTCTGGCGTAAGTACAACATCCATACTTTTCATCTTTAGGTGAAAAATAATGTTTCAACGTGCATTCTTCAGCAATAGATTCCACTTCGCCATTGGCAATCATGGCGTCTAATCCGGCTTGAACCGTCAAGACGTTTTGGCGAAATTTAACCTTATCAACTAAATCGTTCACGAGACTTCCCTTCCGCTGACGCGCATGTTGATGGCGCTGGCTGTACCTGCGATTGTGGAGATAAATCCCCCAGAAGGCAATATCTGGCCAACGAGTTCAGGAAAGATGTAAGTCTCAGATGCGGCCAAGGTGCGCTGCTTGACGATCAAGTTGTCGTTGCTGGCGGTGCCTGTGGCCGTGATCAAGTTCACGCTGATGGTGGCCGATGAGCCACTGTAGTTGGTCGCTGTGAACTTGTCGATGATCGTGGTCACGCCATTGGCAATATATTGCGTTGTCTGCGTTGCCTCAACGGTCTTGGCTGGAACTAAATTTTTGGCGGTTACAGTCATTGAAGCACCTTTTACAAAACAACCCAGCGGGAGCCTGACGAAACCGTCACTGTCCTACCGCTAGCAATGGTGATCGGCCCAGCCGACATGCCTGAATTTCCAGTGGCTATAGTGTAACTCGTTGAAACGGTTTTGCTGTTGACGTAAATTCCGTTGCCCGCATTGAATTGCTGGGACAAGAATTCGCCCGTAGACGGCTTGTACAGCAACTTGGCATCACTGGTGTAAACCGTGGCCAACGAACCTGATGTGGCGGCGGCAAACGTAGGATATACGTTAGTGGCCGTGGTCGTGTCGTTGGTGATTGTTGCCCCGCTACCCGTAGCCACCGCCCAAACCGCCGTGGTGCCATTGGACGTCAAGACGTAGTTGTTGGCCCCAATGGCCAGCCTGGTGGCGCTGTTAGCGCCGTTGCCAATGATCAGGTCGCCCGTGCTGGTGATTGGCGACAAGGCGTTAAATGCTGCGCTGGCAGTCGTCTGGCCAGTACCGCCGTTGGCAATTGGCAGCGTGCCGGTCACTTGGGAGGTCAAATCTACGCCGGTCAACGTGCCGCCCAGTGTCAGGCTGCCACTGGATGTGACTGTGCCAGACAGGCTAATGCCATTAACCGTGCCGGTGCCAGACACACTGGTGACCGTGCCCACGTACTGGTCGTTCGACGTAATAGTAAAGTTTGGGTATGTACCACTGATGCTGGTCGTGCCTGCGCCCGTCAGTGACACTACTTGGTCAGGCAGCGTATTGGTGATCGTAAAGCTGGGGTAAGTGCCTGACGTGCTAATGCCCGTGCCGCCCGTCAGTGACACTACTTGGTCAGGCAGCGTATTGGTGATCGTAAAGTTGGGATACGTGCCTGATGTGCTGATACCCGTGCCGCCGGTCAGCGACACCGTCTGATCTGGCGCTGTATTGGTAAACGTCACGTCGCCCGTGGCAGACGACACCGAGATACCCGTGCCGGCAATTGCGCTAGTCACCCCCGTGTTGGCGATCGTAATCGACCCTGGGCCTTCTGTGATGCTGATTCCGGTGCCGTCCGTCAGGTTAGCGTTCTCCCACACGCCCGCTACGGCGTCATAAATCAGCGTGTTGCCAGATGCTAACGTTGTAAAGTTGACGTTGCCGTCCGTGCCGCCCAACACCGACCCGTAGGTTGGACGCACGAACAAAATGCCGTTTGACACGCCTACATTGACTACAGCAGCCACTAGGCAAATAGCTGCGGGCGTTGTGGGTTTAAACTTAGTCAAACCGCCGGTGACCAACGGGTCGTAGTACAACACATCGCCCTGCACCCATGTCTCAGCGCCGCCGGTAGTATCAATCTCCTTAACTTCGCCAAACGAAGTGACCGACACCCAGTCATTTGTTGCACCGCTCTCATGAGCGACACCCAAAATGTAGCTGGCCTGTTCAGGCTGCAGTCCGGTAGCTGGCGCGGCTTGCAGGCCGCCACTAGCGCCCAACGTGCCCGTAAACATCAGCACTTGGCCTTTGGTGGCTGAAGCAGACAGCTTGACACGGTAATACAACTCCTCGCCTATGCGCTGGATTGTTCCACCATTCATTTGGAACGTCAGTGTTTGAAACTGATCCGCGTTGTCGTAATACAGCTTGCCGGTGGCGTTTGTGACGGTAGCCGTGGTGTCAAACTGGATAAAGTCAGGCGACGAGATGCCACCAGTCACACCCGTCATCGACGTGATGTCGTTGTTGGTGCCTAAGACCGCCGCGCTCAGATTAGCCCGCGCTCCGCTGGCTGTGGTGGCTCCTGTGCCACCATTGGCAATATTCAAAATACCCGCAAGCGTAATTGTGCCGCTGGTGGTAATCGGGCCACCAGAAGTGGTCAAGCCGGTAGTGCCGCCCGATACATCGACTGATGTGACCGTACCTGAGCCGCCGCCTGCCGTTGCAGGTACGAATGGCGGCGCAAGTTGCAGGTCGTCCAAAGATGTTTGGTTGTTGCCGCCGCCAACCAAAGTAAATATGTTCAAAAAGAACCGATACCATTCCCGTGACATCAAGCCCGTGCGTGGGTCGATGAACTCGACCCGCGACGAGGGTAGGTTCGTTATATTGAGTTGCTCAGGCATTGGTCGGGCTCAGAATCAATTCAGCGCCCATGATGGCAACTTTCACTGGATCAGTGCCAGACACTTCATAGACCCTGTCCCGTAGCTTGAGCGTCATGCCCAATCGACGCCAGAACACACGCTGGTAGTACGCGCCGATCTTGCCCATGGGTGACCAATGCTCATTGCTCCAAGTGTGGCCACCATCATCCGACCAACGCAACATGACCTGTGGATCGTCGCCTTGGCCGTTGGCCAAGCCTGTACCAGATTCACAATCCAGTTGCAAACTGTGGTGGGTGGTGCGTTTGAGGTTGTTTGTGCCGCTGGGCAAAGCTCTCCACGACCGTAACCATTTTTGAACGCCACCATTGTCAGCGTAGACATCCAAGGTCATCTTGTAGATGTTGCCATTTTCAAAGTCACCAACAATGGTGTTGCCAACAAAATTACATTGGCAGTTAGACCGATGGCGAATAAAAGTCCCGTTGTCCCAGCCCGCCCGCTCATGCCACGCTTGGGTGGCCACGTCGTAGACCCATGTGGCATTGCCGGTGGGAAATGTCAGCACATAAAAGGCGTGGCCTTCTTGCTGGTAGGTGTACGCAATCGCGTCTGAAATGTTGCCGTATTGAGCGATTGCATACTCAACGGCGTGAGTGGATACCCGCTGGCCGGTGTAGCCGTTGGCTCGGTAGACGATGCCCTGGCCACGGGCATCGGTGCCTAGCCAAAACAAGCCGTTGTCCAGCTTGGCCACTGAAAACGCGGCCACGCAACCAATTTCGTTGAAAGCACCTTGGATGCGGGTCAGCGGGAAATCGGCCAAGCCAGCGTCGTACCAGACTTCAATTGAGTCGGTGCCAAACATCCATGCTTCACGGTGGTCTATGTTGATAGCCACCAAACCGTCGGGCGAGCCCTCCGTGCTGGCAAAATCCAGCGGATCGACAGACAAGCCATCCAACAAAGATGTCACCCACACCTTTTGGCTGTTGGGTTCGTTGAACACAAAGTAGCCGTCCAAGTAGCCCACAGTCACCGCGCCAGGGAAATCTGGGTCGGTGATTTGCTGAAACACGTTGGTGACTTCGTTGTAAATGTAGCTGTCAGGGTTGCAGGCAAAGAAAAGCTGGGTTCCATTGTCAGCAATAGACACGGGGCCCGTGCCGGTGACATTGCCCAAAAAAGTAGGCGCAGAGGTCATGCCGTCAAGTTTGTAGACTTCGTTGCCCGACACCACAAAGATATTCGACCCATTGGTCTGGTGTGCCCACAGAGCACGGATGGGGCCGGTGCCGATTGTCTGCAAGAATTCTAAGCCAGGGCAACGCGTCAAAAAAGCCGCAGTTTTGCCGCCGTCTGGCGTGGCTTCTGGGTACAAATTGACCATGCGATTGTCGGCAGCGTTGATGCTGCGAGCAACATAACTGGAGCCAAGAATCGGGGTTTGCATCAGTAATTACCGGCGTAAATGTTGAACCGTTGGCGTGTGGCCACAATGGCGTAAGGCATGGACATCACATCGTCAGGATTGTTGATGCGTTTCAAGTTACGCTTGGAAGTCATGGCAATACGTTGCACTTGTGGACTTGGCTCCACGCCAAACTCAGGTGCAATTTCCATGGCCAAATTGTAAGTAAACGCTCGCAAATAACCTGGTGGAAACAAAATGTTGGTCACCAAAGTGGCTGGTTCAGCCAGTTTTTGCACACTGATAAAGTGCCATTCCAAGTCGCGCGTAGGGCGTGGGTAGATGGTCATTGTGACATCAGGAAACCCCATATTCACAAAAATCACTTGGGGGTATGTGCTGGTCACAGTTTTGACCGCAATGCCGTCGTACTGTTGTTGGTTGATGAATTTAATGCCAAACGACACGTTGGTGCCTGGATCGCGAAAATATGTGGCGTCATCCAATAAAACGGGCCGCAAGCCTACAAAATTGCCCGTTGGGCCAAGAGTGCGGATGTACTCACCGGCAGGCCAAGTAAACACTTGGTCTTGGGTACAGAATACGGAAAGGCGCTCGGTGTTCCATGAATCAATCATCTGATTCAACGCCATCAAAGCGTCTTGGGACACGGACGCAGAAGGTGTTTCACCTTCAGCCAACACACCAAGCAATCGTAATGCTCTATTGATTTGATCGCCAGCAGTGTATGTGGCCATGTTTAAACTCCTTGTTCGACCACCTCTGGTGATCGGCTACGACGACGTTTGACTTCCAGTTCGTTGACGACAGGAGCCGCCTCAACAGGCGTGTCTAAAGTATATCGTACCCAGCCATTTTGTTCATCTGCCAGTGCTTCAAGTTCCATGGTTGCAACTTTAGCGCCGTGAATTGGGTGAGACATGTAGATAACAGACATGATTTAAAAAGGGGCTGTTTAGGCCCCTTGGGTTGGTTTAGGCAGTGATGCCGATGTTTTTCAGCGCAACGCGAAGAGCGTTAATGGCAGTAGCCAACTCAGTTCCTGTAGCAGTATTGGTAACCGCAGTAATGGCGGCTGCTTGAGTTACAGGCATGACCCCGTAAAAACCCGCAGTTCCACCTGCTTTACCCATAACCGCGCCGTCAAGTTGCTGGTCTTCATAAGCAACGCCGATTGGTTTTGTGTTCGTAGGCATGATTTTTCCTTTAAGAAAGGGGGCCGAAGCCCCCAATCAAATTTACATCAAAAATGCAGAGTAAGCTGCGTCGCCAGTCTTTACGAAACGGTAAGTGTTTGCACCGAAACGTGGGACAGTGACTGAGCCAACAATCGTAATACCAGTGCCTGTAGTGATAGGAACGGTAGACGACGCGCCTGAGTTGTTGTCGTTGCAAATTGTCAACTCAAAAGATGAGCCAACTTTTGCGCTGGGGATAGCTGCATCAAGCAATGCTGCTGTAGGCAGAGTTACTGTCAATGTAGCGTCCGAAGCTTTTTTACAAACAACCAAACCAACTGCAACTTGAGCTGCGGTCAAAGTGGTGTCACCAGTCAATGTAGCAGGGATGGTCTGAACGCCCATCACTGCTTCTGTCAGATTGCCGTCACCAACTTGGTAACCGCCTGCGCCATTAGGTAATGCCATGATATTTTTCCTTCAAAAAAAGTTACTGATTAGCCCCACATGCGGCAGGCCATTTGTGGACGGATTGTGCTGAAGCCATACAGAACGTCAATACGGCAAGGCATACGGTCGTTGTTGATGTCGTACTGACGAACAACGCGCAAGCTG